ATAGCGATGAGCAAGTAAGCGGATGTTGTTAGCCAACTTATAAACTGTTTCAGCATTTGATAACCTTTCTTTAAAAAAGATCGGCTTACAGTCTATCCCGTCAAAATAGTGAGAACCGCAGCTCTCGCGGAAGTAGCCCGTTGAAAAGGACTTCTTCATATTTAAGCGAAAACCTAGGAACTCACTAAACGACGCAAACATCTCGACGCAATTAGATGGAAGTATGACGTCGTCTCCGTAAACGGAGACTATGCCCTCCTCACCCATCATCTCAACTACAGCAGAAGCTGCGGCAAAGAAGATAAGAGATTCAAGTTCGAATGTAAATCCGTTCCCCATACTGGAGAACTTATTCCACACGCGGACTTTTTTCTCAGCGTCAATGCCCCTTTTGGAACGCATTGCGTTCATCAGCAAGTACCAGCGACGGGGGATTAACTCCTCGACGACGGAACGAGCGATCGAATCGCTAGCGGACGAGAAATCAACGGTCGCAAGCAAACTATCTTTTGACGATTTGCGAGCTAAGGAAGCGTTTCTCGATTGATCTTTTAGATCAATGCCAAACCGAGCCAAACGTCGACGGATCATGTTACCAACTGCCTTTTGAAACCAGATATTTAATCCGGGCTCGATGGCAATTACACGATCGGTCTTCGAATTTTTCGGGACGGTGACAATTTTGTTCCCCGCTTCAAAGACTGCCCACGACTCTCCGTAAGAACGGGATAGGTGGTCAGACCAAGAAGGATAGGCGACCGGAAACCAATCGACTATCAGGGAGTACAAATCTCGCGTTATTCCGCGCTCAGCGCAAAATTTATTGTAGCCTGACACCTCGTGACCCTTTATCAGGGTTGAGACGCCAGGGCCCCAATTAGCATCATCAACTAATTCATCACCATCGAAGTCATCAAGAACCTACAATATTTTACGCTTGGTTGCATTAAGCAGCCAAACGTTAGCTCCGTTGTTTAGCGGATCTAAGCTGGGGTTTTGAAACCGACGATTGGTATGATTACAGAGAGATTCGAATTCTTCGAATTTCTCGAATGCTACACGCTTCTTATCGAAGGACGTCTTTAAAAAGACGGATTTCGATAGAAGATTAGTAGCAACGTAATCATCCCTGAACAACTGGCCTTTAAGGTAGTTATCAGGTTCGATCTTTAAATCCAAAAGCTGGTCGTGCTCTTTATATTTATAAAGAAGATGAACAGCTAAGGATCGTGGAGTATCGATTGAATGGAGGAGTTGGCAGATTGTCTCATCAGTTGTCTGTTGAGGCACGCGAAAGTCTCTCGCATCTTTAAGTATGCGAGCACTTGAAATCTCTGATTTCATGTGTTGTACCCTTCTGTTAGGAATGGAATTTAGCCTAGACTACGAGAGTGTTAATACACGTCTTCGTAGTTTTCGACAGCCGAAGTCCACACGGCAGTTGCCATGTAGTTCTTGACGAACGCAAAGAAATCCTTGCGATCGACCAGGAGCGAAGCCTCCGGAATGGTAAATTCCAAGTTCGCTTCGATATTGTACGCCACCGAAGGCAACGGCTGAATGCCGGTGCCAGTCGAGGGCGACGTAACGTTGAGAACTGGGTATTTGACTTTCGCCGACAGGCGATAAGCACGGGAGCCCTTTACGGGCGCACGGAGCTTAAAGCTGAGGACAGGGAAACCGACAGCGATGCCGGAAACTCGGTCCGCCCAGACAGC